GACTTACGCAACGGATTTTAGGGGTAGGTTAAAAACTCTTAACTATTTTCGCAAATCGACAGAGATTGCCAGCGTTTTGCGTCATTGATCAACTGCTGTTATCTAGTGCAGTTAGTGTATTTGCATGAATTGCTTGTTTGTATCTTTTACTTTTTCCAAGTTCTAAATTCAAAAATAAATGAACTAAATGAACATATTGAAATGTGCTTCTGCTTACTCTCTACCAATCTAATAGCTGTTAGTAGTTTGGCTAATAGAAATACTAAATCTGCATTTTCTTGTGGAAGTATCTTTGAAATTATTGCAATGGTACTTTCAGCAAGGCACTTCCGCTTTGTTAGAAACAAAATAAGAATATGACATTATCATCTACACCTAGAACCAAGAAAGAGAAGCTAGCAAAGAGAGAAGCTGATCTTCAAATAATGAAAGAAAATAACTGGCGTATCGATTACCATGAGAATGGTGAGGTAATTATTTGCCGTTGTGATGAAAAAGCAATACTTGCAAAGGCTTATACAGGCTATGCTTGCAAACCTAAATTCTTTTATAGATTTAGAACATTAGAAAGTAGAGAGAAGTTTTTAGACGAACGGCTTGCATTTTACAAAAAACAATACGGCAAAGAAAGACCATCCAGAAAATCACCTGATGCAAGTGAGCATTATATGGTAGGTGATGTTTTATATGACTCATGGGGATACGATCAGACGAATATCGACTGGTTTCAAGTCACCAAAGTCAAAGGTAAATCAATATGGCTAAGACGCATTGCTGAAAATAACAGCGATCCTGGAAATTGTTCTTATGGGTATACACAGCCAAGGCGTTATGAATTTATTGGTAGTGAGTTCCGAAAAAGAGTCATGCCTGATGGTCATGTTTCATCAGCTTTGAGGGGCGGTCTATTCAAATGGGACGGCAAGCCTAAATATTGTTCAACTTATCACTAAAATTTAACTTTTATTAAACTTATGAAAACATCAGACAGAAAAGCCTTCCACAATCAAACATGGTTTTATAGGGATCAAGCAATAAACACATGGGGGGATAGCAAAGTATTCTTTGAATATTGTGCTGATTTCTATTTAGGTGATAATGCTGTCTATCCAATAAGGAACCTGACAAAGTCTGTTTTATCATCAGCTTGCAAGTTAGTAGCTAACAGAAAAGACATTGACTTTGAGGGTGACAGCATAGATAGGGAAAGAGTCAGAGAGCTTCTTGAATCCCTTGGATACGAAAACAAATAACAGAAAGGAAACTAATCACATGAAACAAAAATTACTAGACCTTCTCATCATCAATCTTATCTTTGGATCCTTTTGGCTCTTTGCTTTAATCTACTTTACCAGCTAATTACCTATCTATTAAAACAAATGAAAATAGAACAACCAACCGACAACTCTTTATATGTCACCATCGGAGATTATGTTTATTACTTTGACGATTCAATAGATGGTGAGGTGATCGTTGAGCGATGGCGTATTGATGATGAAGATGGCGATGTAACGGAGGATATTCAAGGGTGAGCTACCTAGACGAATTTGATAAGAGAAGTAAACAGGCTAAATCGAACCCTAAATTAAAAGCTATGTTTGAACCTCATTTGGGTGTACAAAGTACAGTAGCCTTAGCTATGCACCAAGCGAATATTTATACAACTGAGGAAACAAACGAAATCATGGCTTTATTTAATAAGATATGGGATAAGAAAGCAGAAGAGGTGTTATCATGTCAGTGACTGAATACCTAACCGATCACACTGGACGCAAGATTGCTTTCTTTTACTACATAGAGTCTGAGCGTTATTCTGTCGCTCCTAAGCTTGTCTGGCGGTGCCGTGACTATCCGAGCTTTAAGGGCACTTGTGCGAGCAAAGAGGAAGCGTTTGAAGCGTTCAAAGCTGTGCTTAAAGAACTTAAGAAAGTACCTGTCCATGCTTGTGACACTTGCGGATTGACTTCTACTAAAATGGAGTCACAAGATACCTGTCCAGAGTGTTTATCGAACCTTGGTGAGTAAACACGATGTGAGCGAAGCGATTAACACGATTGTTTAACCGAACCTACTACTAATAAATAATAATGACTACTGAAGAATTAAAACAAATACACGAGAAACTAGCAGACATATACTTTGATATTGTTGACCTTAGAAAGGGTGAAATATCAGATTGCTATGCCGATCAAAACGAATTGTTAGATGACCTTAGAGACAAGTTTGACAATGTCTTGGATTACTTACCTGCTCTTGACTGATGACCTCTACCAACCCATCCGATCTTTCCACGCTTGATGAACCGAGTTTGCAAACGCTGATCGATCATTACCTGTCCGTGGCTCAGAAACTACCTGACAACTTAACTGTCCGTGATCGATTGATTGAACTGCAAGACGAACTACTTAACAGGACGCTGAAAGCGGACGCTGAGAGCGAAGCGAACAATAGAACCAATACTACTAATGAATAATACTACTACTATGAACAAAGAACAAGAAGAACAAACACTAGATTTACTTATCCGTAAACTTATTAAAGATAACTTTAAGGACGCAACCGAAGAGCAATTGAGCTGGTTGGTTGATGACTTTCACACTGACTTTATAGACTTCTACTGCAAAGAGAAGTTAATCGATTGGAATAAAGAGTGATAACATATCAAATGACAACCTTAACATTCTTCTGCATCTGCTTTTTTATACTTATTGGTATCGCAGTGCTTTACCGAGATTAAATACCTATGAAACTAACCGAGAAACAAAAACAAGAAGCACGAGCTTTGGCTCACAACTACATTAACACAGCTACCGATGATGATTGGTGGAGTAGTATTAAAACACCTGATGGTTACATCGACATAAATGTGTGGCAAGAAGATGACACTTGGCGATTGACTGCCTACTCTACAACCGAAGCAGGTGCTTACCTGTCCACCAATACATCCGATTACGAAAGGATAGAACTATGAAAACTGAACTATTACTTGACCCTATTGACATGACCGAGGAACTGATGTTCCACATTTTTAATAACGATATGAACAGAACTTTGGACGGAAGATGGCTTGACCTTTACCTGTCCCTTCAGCACTATCTCGACTACCAAAACAAGATTGAGAGAGAAGCAGATGAGAGGCGTTAATTACGACAACTGGCTTAACCGCTACAACCCATACGATGATGAACTTGATGAAGAACTTGAAGAACATATTAATAACCTCCGTGAAATGGATAATGAGGACGATCAAAGGGACTACTGTGACGAACAAAAGCTCAAGTTCCACGACATCGAGCACCACCTCAAGTGATTTATTCTGGGAGGCTGAAGCAGACATTCTTAGACAGGAGTTAATTAACCGAGATGTACCCTGAGAATCACTTAGTCCAAGGTTGTGCTCGCCACGATATAAACTACAGCGAGGTGGATCACAAAGCTATTAACGATGGCTTCCAACAGTTTTGGATGATGACTGAGATTTACGGGTTCGAACGGAACAAAGACGGCACATATAAACGGACTGAAGACGGACGATTGATTGCTATCCGTTCTAACAAGCCAAGGATGAAGCCAAAAGGAAACTTTGATTGGTTTGAGAACTTATGAGTGAAGAGGAACAGAAGCGTGGTCATGTGTGGCGGATGCGTGAGTGGGGACGGGCTCAATATCGTAACCGACAAGCAAAGCTGAGAGCAGAAGGTGAGTGTAGTAAGACAGATGCTAGTAAGCGTATGTTACGAGTGATGGCTCCAAAGCTAGGTAAAAAGGTAGAAGATTTCATGTACACATTTGGGGGTAATACCGAGCACACAACACCGCTGTTCCTTACCTTTATATTAGACATGTGTCCGTACCAAGTCGCAGCGTCAGCATTGCAAACATTCCTTGATCATGTGCAGTTCAACTTACCTGTTGGTAGAATGGCGTACAAGATAGGCAAAGCATTTGAGAACCAAGCACGGTGGGACAAAGCACTAGAGACCATGCACCCGAACAAGCTTGATTTGTTAGCACTGGATGATCGGTCAAAGGCAATGAAGTTGAAGCAGTTCTACGACTATGAGGAGGAACGGTTCACGCTGTGGGATTCTAAATGTAAGACAGCACTTGGTGCTTGGTTGTTGGAGGAGATAAGAATAGAGACAGGGCTTTGGGAGATCGGATTTAATACAGGTGGACAGAAGGGACACAAACCGGAACGCTTAGTCTTACCTACCTCACAATTTAAAGATTGGATACAGAGGTTTGATGCGTGGAAAGAGACTACTCGTGTATTTAAGATGGCATTACCTGACCGTCCAGTAGATTGGTACGGACTAGTAGGTGGTGGGTACAGTGTTAAGCACTTGCCTCCACAGAAGTTTATAACTGGTAAACCTGTCGAGTGGTTTCAAGATTACGAGAAGAGTTATCACCATGCGATGTCTGCGTGTAGCAAATTGCAAAAGGTAGAGTGGCAGATCAATACGGATATGTTAGACATCGTGCTTAGGTGTTGGGAACTTGAGCGTGTTGTTGGAAACATACCTAACTTTGGCACGATACCAGAGCAACCGAGATACACTGGTGATTGTCCGCATGAGTTACGAGCTTGGAAGTTAAAACAAAAAGATATAAAACAAGCTAACGACGCTAACAACAGCAAGCGGTATCAGACTTGTCGTATCCTACACCTAGCTAAGATATATAAGACTTGGGATAGGTTGTACTTTCCTTACCGATGTGATTACCGAGGTAGAGTGTACGCTATTCCGTACTACTTACATCCTCAAGGCAGTGACTTAGCTAAGAGTTTGTTAGACTTTAAGAACGGTCAGCAAGTGGTGGATGAAGAGGACTTGGAAGCTGTACTTGTACACGGTGCGAACATGTGGGGAGTAAAAGGCACACGAGAGGAGAGACTAGAGTGGGTAGGTAAGCGTCAGAACTTTATATTGGAAGCAGCGAATGATCCACACGGTACTGATTGGTGGACAGAAGCTAGTGATCCGTTTTGTTTCCTGAGATTCTGTTTAGAGTTTAAGAAGTACACGGAAGAAGGATACGGATATGTTAGTTACTTACCTGTGCGTCAGGACTGTAGTAATAATGGTATGCAGATACTATCGTTGTTATTACGAGACAAAGAGATCGGACGGATGTGCAACCTGGTAGAAGAAGACCAAGCTAATGATATGTACACAGAGTTTAGTGACATGGTGTACGATGAGCTAAAGAAAGACGGAGGCACATTAGCACAGAGTTGGATGCAGTATGGGTTTAGTAGAAAGCTTGCTAAGTTAGCAGTGATGAACAGACCGTACGGTGCTACCCACTACAATTTAGTACAGGATTTATTTAAAAGTATAGGAGTTAATCATCCGTGGACAAGTACAGGAGAGATGCTTACCTCTGTGATATGGGTCAGTAAGATTGTTAACCGATTAGCTAACCAAGTGTGTCGTCCAGTAAATAAAGTGATGAACTTTTTAAGAGAAAGTGTACGAGCTTTAGGGTACGACTCTGCTGTTACTTGGACAACACCCACTGGATTTAAAGTAGTACAAAGCTACCGTAAGTATAAGAAGGTAGAG